AAGCGACCAAAATTGAATAAAAATATCAAAAATTTTATTTTTGCCTAAAAAGCTTAAAATCAGTTAGTTGCGCAATCGGATTTTCAAAATTTTAATAAGTATTATTTTGAAAGTTTTGATAATCCTTGTAAATAATAATAATAATTAAATTCTATTTCCCCGCCTCATTCCTTATCATATCATATCATATCGGTTTTTTATCCTCTTAATAATCAGCTACTTAAAAAATTAAAAATTTTTTTTATTTTTTTGAAAAAACTAGCTTGACAAAGCTGGCTTTAAAGCAAAAATATGAGCATAAAAATTCAAGGCTTCCCGCCTTCGATAATCCCGCGCTAAAAAGCGCATTTAATCCAAAAAGAAAGGTAAAGATGAACAATAAGATTGTCACAACAAATGGCAAGCTTGCCGACGGCTCGACCATAACGATAAGTTCGAGCGTGCAAGTTCCCGAAACGCTCGACGAATTAAAATCGCTCGCGGCGGACTCGCTTGGCACAATGGATGCCGCCGCGATTGAACGCCACTTGACTGAACTCTTCGTGGGGTGGTGCATTGCCCACACGTATCAGTCGCAAGTGAGGTCGAAGATTAAGACGGCAAGTTCAACGCTAACATATGACCAATTAAGTGACCTTGTAAGTGATGTTAAATTCAGGATTCCAAGACCGGCAAGCGCGCCACGCGGTGACAAGGTAGTACTAAAAAAATCACAACTTACACCGCAACAAATTGAAAAATTAAAAGAATTAGGGCTACTCTAAAAATAATAGTGGTGGATACTCAATAAGGTATCCACCACTTTTTATTCTTTTAAAGTATAAAAAATATATCATTTTTAAACATTATTAAATAAATACTATCAACTATTATGAACTATAAAAAGCAACTATTTGAACTATATCGTAAACAATGTATACTTGCACACCAAGCAAATGTACAACTTAACCCGCTCGAACTTGGCGGGCAAGTCACAATAAGTTTTATCTGGACGGAAAGTTCACAAACAAAAGACACCTTTGAATGTATGGTAATAGTGTATCATCATAAACCGATGGTACAAAGGATAAGTAATTCGGATGTCTTTCCCACCGACGTGCTTTATCATCTTGCGTGCAACGCGGAAAAGTACGCACTTTGTGAAGGCAATGTCTAACAATAGATAGGAGAAATACTTATGATAGATTATAATACTATTGAAAATGGTCAAACTTTACAGATAGATGATACTATCAGGAAACTACTATACCAAAAGTACAGAGTATGGTGTGGAAGTATGGTAGTATTTGACAAGGGGACAATAGTTCCCCTTATAAAAGAGACCACGAAAGTGGTCAAGTATTTTTCAGAAGATAGAATACTTCAAACAGAAAAGACAGAAACTTTTCGGGAAGTTATCCCGCCCAAGCCACTGCTTTTAAGAGGTGAGTCATCAAGATTACCCCGCGCAACTCTAACGTGGGAAGAAATAAAATTTGCATATGCAAGTCAAAGTTCTAACGAAACATACAAAGTACAAAAAGCGAAAGTTCCTAAACCTTTCGGAAAGCCAAAAGGTGAAGTAGATAAAATAGAACTTAAAGTGACTACACTAAGTGATAAACAAATAGCAACTCTGAAAGAGTTGGGAATACTATAACTCGAAGATTTGTAAACATTCCAAAAGAATGAGACATTATAAATCATTTATAATTACTAACTATGAAACTAAATAACTTAGTAGACAGATTTTTTTTCAATCTAAACCGACGACTCAGTCGTCTCACGTAGTTATTAAAGTTGATAATAAAATAATTTATCAACTTTACGGAAGTACTCTTATAAGATGGTATAGTGATAAGAACATCTTGGAAGTTAGACCTTATACTAATTACTACGAGTTTAGTCCTACTACTCAAAGGGCATTTCGTAGGTTTGGAATAGTATTTTCCAACCGTAAGGGTAAGCTAACACTTAAACAAATTAACTATAAAGGTGGTCGTTTCCGAACTTTTGATATTCCTGTTGAACAAGGACAGGTGTTACTTATAAAATATTATACTCACGATATAACTGTATGGGTTGCACGTGAAAGTAGTGTTGACTCGTTTGTCCGAGAGTTTCGCACGGAAGAAGTGAATAACTTGCTGAGAAGTGATAAGGTGTAAGGAAGGGAGTTGCCCCGCCTTGCGGCGGCTGGAAGTCGGCGGGGTGAAGCCGAGTGGATTTTTACAAAAGAAAGGCTAAAATATGAAAGAATTGAAACTAAAAATAGAAAAGTTCGAAAGGGCAATAGTTGTTCAGACACTTAAAGTCACGGATTGTGTAGATTCGGAACACGTAAAGTTCTCCACCAGTCCTATCATATTGGAAGATAAGATTGTGCTCAATAAGTACAAAGACAATTCCACCTTGGGAATAGCCTATTTTAACTCCAACGAAAAAAGGGACATTGTCTTCGACAAGCTTATCAAGTGGGTAACAGACGAGCAGTTTTCCCGCCCTCCAACTAAGTTGGAGATAGGTGAGGAAGCATTGTTTAGCGATACGATTGGGGAAGACGGTGTTAGGGGAACACTTGTATACATACTACCAGAAGAATTTGAAAGTAGGTATCTATCTGCTTCCGACTCCTATCCGTATTGGTGCTATTGGAAGTATGCTCGCCCCGCCAACAATACCCTAAAAGTAAAGGGTAATATCTACCATTGGAGGGGTGACGATGAATAACATAGCAAAATGTATATTAAATAATAAAGACTATCGTACCCGTAAACATAAAGTAGAGCGGGGAAGTTATGTCTCCACCTACACTTACGATGGTTTCAAGATGATAGAGTTCTGTCACACTTTAAATCTACTGGTGTTTCATAGACCTATAATCCAGAAAGGAATAATAAAAACTTTTGAAGGTTGTGGTCTCGATGTTAAATGGACAGAGCGTTCTTTAATTTATGAGATAAGCACTCGTTTTGGTTATCAGTCTTTTGGTTGTACTATTAAATACGACCTGTTTGATTGGGATAGTGGATTTGTTGCTGTTAAAAACCTTCTTAACAAAACACTAGCGTTTCGACAAAAGGACTTAGTTTACACTTTAATAAACAGAAGACTCGGGACTGGAACAGACCAACAGCCCCGCCCGTGTTCGGAGGCGGGACAATCAGCTTCATAGCCACAACCACGCGGCTTCAAGCCGCAACCACCGTCGCCCGTCAGGGCGTATCAAGCTTCGCTTTAATCAACTATATCTGCGATATGAATAATCATATAATTACAAGAGATAAACTAATAGATATTATTAAAAAAGACGATTTATCTAAATATCTTTTAGAGAAGACTATGTCTGGTGTTTATACAAAAGAGTATGAACATCGGATATTTGAAATTCATAATGGAATATATGTATTTAATCCCGACAAAGATGCTTATAGTATTCCACTAGCCAAGGATATGTTTACATATCTAACTAAACGGAGACCTATTATTATAGATACTAATAAGCAAGTTTATATAGGTGAACCTATAACCTTTGCTCTTAAAAAAGACTTTGTTGCGAGCAAGACAGCATTTCTAAGAGTGTATAAGTATCTTAATGGGGCTACTTATAGTGATAGTGGTATCACTGTGGACGGAATGTCTGTATTTGACAGACGAAGTAATAATAATCCTGAAAAATCAACGTTGTTAGTTAGAAGAATGAGCTATTCACTTCATAAGATACATTGCCCCACCTCGCGGGCGGGTTTATCTTTCATTAGACTTCTAACGGGAAGAGAGTTCTCTTGTAAGTTAGGAGTTTGGCACATTGGAAACGTTGCAGTTAAATTCCCGCTCTATTATCACGCTAATATGGAAATGATATTTACGCAATTCAAAGACAATATAAATGATTTATAATGTATGGCTAAGATAATAACAAAACATCTATTATTTAATTATGGTAACTATCCATATGAACAGTGGATTCAACACTTTGGAATTTTATCTGCATATACACTTGCCAAGCAGATAAATAGGAACGTTAGATTCCCCGTCCCCGTCCTCGCGGAACATATAAACTATAAAGCAGCACCTACCTTTATGTATATGTTGAAGAACTTTAAATGCTATCATAAGTGGCTCGGAACTGTTGTTAAGATAAGCTTTATGCTTGACTCTTGTTATATGTATATAAAGTGGAGAGGAGTTCCCCCGCCCAACTTAGATGAGATTAGAATGAGTCCGTCATTTCACGAAGAATGTTTGCGTGGTGTATTATACACCCCAACAGTATTACTTCACGTAGCAATAACTAAAAAACCTAATATACCTAATTGTGGAAAGTTGGATTATGAATATTTTAAATCTAATCACTCCGGATACTAATAAGAAAGCTCGTAAGCTTTTAGGACACCCATTAACCAAGCGTGAGATATATCTATTTATATACTTAGATGCTTGTCTTAAAGACAGAATAGAATATTCTGAAAAGTTTATGACTTCATACGATAAGGATATAATTCTTTCACTTAACTATATGGGATTACTTCGGGCAATTAAAACCCCGCAGGGTGTTAGCCTTGCTGTTAAGCGAAGCTTGTATAATCTTATACAAGATGCAATCTTTGATTGTTTCATAAGTGAGATAGAGGAGAGATACGATGAGTCCAGATGATATAAACTTCTTTGATATAGGAGAGCGAGTCGTTGTAAAGATAGGAGAAACAGAGGGCGGGGAAGTCCGCTTTTGCGTAGCAAAAGTAGTAGATATTATATTTATTACTGATGGCAACACTATTAAAGTACAACAGTACTCAGTAAAGTTTACTAACGAGTATGATAATGATACTTATTGGTACGATGCTTGCGACGTATTTAATAATATAGATTCTTTAATGGAGTCTATTAAACAAAACAATAATAATACGAAAGGAAAATAAACATGAAAGAAAAAGATATAAAGTTCAACATAGGTGATATAGTATATACTGTTAAGGGTCTGAATAGACGCACTAATGACTATGCTATCATTAAACAGAAAGTCGAGGCGGTAATGGTCGAAGTTAATAATGATGGGTGGATAAATGATGTGTCTTACATTTTAACAGACGACATCGGAAATCATAGGTCTACTAAGGCGATCGGGGTATTCGCTACACTTGAAGAAGCTCTTGAATATGCTAAGAAAGATGAAGATTTAGTTCCCCCGCGCTCGGAATAGACTCGTGATTCGGCAACAATCAGTGGGCGGGGCAAGCTTCGATTCACAGCAGGCTACGCCCACTTACACCAACCAACTCCAATCCGCCCGCAAGGGCGGGGAGTCCACCCCAACTTTAATCAACCTCAATACAAAGTATAAATATGAACGAAGAAGAAAAACTTGAAGCAAGAATGATAGACCTTGCAGAGTCAGGTGATAATCCTGAAACAGTTATATTTGGTATGCTAAACGCAATACGACTGTATTTTGAATACACTGATGTAGAAGATATATATGACATCATGTTGGATTATATTCGAGACTGGGCAGACCGAGACGGGTATAATAAAACTGTTATTAACATAGGTAAGTTTGTGCAGAAAGTAGATAACGGAGACGATTTCGACTATGAAGAAATTGATTAAAAGAACGTACAGGTTTAATCCAAATAGTAAAAAGATTACTCTTATGCGAGCACTTGCTTCGCTAAGTAGTCACGACTTTATCGAAGTAGCTGGAAATAGTAATCTTCGTTACCTAAGAAACATCGCATCAAAATACAAGATTTATCTTACGGTAATTAATATCGGTTGTGAGTCTTATAGAGTCTCTCTTAAAACGGATAAGGCTCTTGACTTTGTTAGTATTGCAGGCAACAAAGTTAAGAGTGATTTTTCAACTGTAAATAATAAGGGTCTATATAATTTAAAACAAGACCTCATTCAACTTGGCGAGGAAGAATTGAGAGGTAGTATAGATTTAATAGGAACTCGTATATCAGATGAAGAGACTGAAAAGTATCATACACTAGAACGAAAGTGGGAAACTAAGACACCAACGTATGGTAAGTCCGGATATATGATAGACGGTTATTCTTACTATGTAGGTCATAATGATATTCCGAGTGACTGGGTTGTGTATCACAGTGAATTTAATTGTCTCTTTAAACCTAAGCATGTAAAGAATCCTGTGTTGTTGTCTAATAAAACACCACGAAGTATAGGTGTACCCGATACAGTTAAATTTGTTGGTCATATTCCACATGAAGAAGCAGAAAGAAGATTTCAATTTTTAAGTACTTATGGACAAGAGAAAAAAGAAAGCTGATTACAGTTGTCAGATGCAATTTAACTTCTCGACAACTCATCAACCTAATTGTATAGAATTAAAAAATAAACATTGGGGATTTAAAAAAGATTTCTTTGAACGTCTTATTTCTTCTCTTGAAGAAATGGCAATTCCTATTACATATATAGATTTTAATAACTGTACAGTTAAGGCACGAATAGATGTTAAAGACCTCGAACCTCTTATAGGAGATTCACCAGAGTTACTTAAATTGACGTTAGTCAAATCTTGTGATGGACTTATATTAGACGGCGGGTCAAGAATTAATGAACCTATAATTATTACTTGGTGATATTTAACAATGGGAAAGAGTCAGAATTACTGTTCGTCGGATATTAATTTATTGTCTTTTATAGATGTATCTACTGTAAATGAGGAACAACTATTTAACAACTTAGCGAAGCTAGCAAAGAAACTATATGTGGAGAACGATAGTATTTATATTAGTATTGTTAATAATTTCAACAATAGTTTTGACAACGAGGGTTACGTCGCCCCGCCTTGTAGATATAGAGCGAGTTGCATGGACTATATATCTCGAAGCGCGGGGAGAACCTCTTGCAGGTATGACGGCTGTGGCTTCCGTGATATATAATAGAGCCGAGGGTAATGTTTGTAGATTTAATTACGTTGTCACTCAACCTTACCAGTTTGCAGGGTGGGACAAGAACTTTAACTTTGCTGTACCAGAAGATGCTGATGCATTTAGTCAAGCGTTCTCAATATCATACTTAATGCATCACGGTGAGTTTACTCCTACTGGAACTTGGAATCATTTTTATAACTATAAAATTAGTCCGTGGTGGGCTGATGGTTATAAGAAAACACGTATTGGAAATCACGTGTTTGTAACAATAGATAAGAAAGCTAAGAGATGAGCAACGAGCAAGAGTTAAAAGACGTTCTGTTGGAAGTAAATAACTCTATTAAAGGTGATTTACCTAATTATATACATGAGTTATTGTTAAAAGAAAGTGGAAGAAGTTGGAGATTTAGAGTCTATAAACAAGCAGGTAGGCTTATAGTAGTAGGAACTATACCTCTAAGTGTTTTGAAAAAGCTTATTGCTAATCCAGCGTTTTCTTTTTTAAAAGACATTTACTTCAAAGCTCCACTTTATGTAAAAGGCAAGGTCTTGTCAGACCTTACGATAGAAGAATTAGAAGCGCAGCTTCAAAGTGCAAATATAAATTATTGATAATGTCCATTATGAAAATATATGATACCATTAAACGTCCTATGAAAGGATATAATTGCATAGGACAACTTAACAATATCAGGTTTCCAAAAGTAGCACAACCTAAGTACGATGGAATAAGAGTGTTGTTTATTAACGGAGTTGCTTTAAGTGCAAGTCTTAAACCTGTTCGTAATAAGAATATACAACGGATAGCGGCTTCACATGACTATGATGGATATGATACTGAATATGTCGTACCTAATAGTCCGATAGGATTAAGAGCGTGCTCTCATGAAGTGAACTCTTTTGATGTTTCTCTTTCTGGTATATTTCATATATTTGACATAATTGGAGGCGGGGATTACGCTAATAGATTTCTCAATGCACGCATAGAAGCTGATGGATTGTTTGATGTAGCTCCGAGTACTATTGTACAGAACGTGGAGGAGATTGAACAATACTTGTCTGAACAATTAAAGGCTGGTTATGAAGGGGCTATGCTTAAAGACATGTTTAGTTTGTATAAACAAGGGCGTAGTTCTATAAAGTCACAAGAATGTTTGAAGCTTAAACCTTTTGTAGACGACGACGCTGTTGTAGTAGGATACGAAGTAGAACAAGAAAATCAGAATGAGCCGACTATAAATGAGCTTGGACTTACGAAGCGAAGCTCTGCGAAGGCGGGGAAGGTTGATAAACCTCTTATAGGTACATTGATATGTAAATCAAATTTATTTCCATCTCCCTTTGGTGTATCAGGTTTTACTATGGAACTTAAAGAACGTATGTTCCACGAACGTAATAAGCTTATGGGTAAAACTATTACATATAAATACCAACGATGCGAAGCATATGAAAATGCCCCGCGCCACCCAGTGTTTGTACGTTTTATAGACCCGATTATATGATGGAACTTATAGCTGAATTAATATCAAAAATCTATGTCATAGGTTTTTTTACATTGTGTTTTACCGGACTTATAATAACAATAGTAGAAATAATAATTGAAAATGGGACGAGAAAATCACGAGACGAGAGCAAGGATTACAACCGATAATCCTAATGTAGATTTTAGGTTGAAGAAACTTGATAAAACAGGAAGATGTTATTCTTGTGGTGCAAAGTTAATGCAGGCTAATCATATACTTATATGTCCACAATGTGGACGTGAATGGCCTCTTAATACTGAAAAAAGAAAGGAGCAATAATTATGGATAATATTTATGGTGAAGATATAAAGAGAAAATTGGACAAAATAATAATGCTTTTGGAAAGGGTGGCTAACGCCCTTGAAAATAGCAATAAAGGCAAGGCGGGAATCGCCCCGCAATCGATTGAGATTGCCTCACAAATTGAAGGAAAGCCAAGCATATATAAACGCCCCGCCTTCATGGGAAAAGGCAAGGAAAAGGAAAAATAAAATTTTTAAAAATAAGCTTGACATTTTGCGCAGGAATATGAATAATGGCCTCATTCTTTTTTGGAGACTCTTTGTTTCCAAAACTCAACAAAACAAAAAAGGAAAAATACAATGAATATAAAGACTAACATACTCGGTATCGAAGTATCGATTGAACTCCCCTATAACAACGTCGAAGAGTTCGACCAGTTCATGGGCATGTCCGGTGCGTGCTTGGAACGTGCGACCCAGCATTTCCTCGCGCATACGCATAATGCTCGTGTTCGCCGCGTGATTTGCAACAAGCTGGAAGCGCTTAGTGGCATTGAAAGGGAGTGCACGGTGAACCCCGAGAATAAGGAAAAGAAGTACAGCGAGTCCGAACAGCGGTATGTTTCCCGCGTCGAAGCCGAGATGAAAGCGGCGGGGAAGTGGGGCGAGATTGCTGGACAGTTGGTTGCCGCCGCCGAAGGTGTGCAGGTGGTTGCCGAAGCGACTCGCTCGTCCGCTCCCAACAAGCAGATTATGGGTCTCGCCCGTGGTCTTATCGAAGAAGGTCGTGCGGAAGCTTTCTGCGAAAAGCACGGTGCTTCTATCCCGAACGACTGGTCGAATGAAGCTAACGTTGTTGCTCTCGCTAACCTCGTCAAGAAGGTTGTCGAAGAAGCGAGGAAACAGGCTCTCATCTAACCTCAACGCGGTAAGCTTGGTGGGTTCTATTCCTGCCAAGCCCCGCCCTTAACTATGAATAATAATTATATGCAAACACAGTTATTTCCAAATGGAAGTGGCAAGCTTGCAAGACTAACTGTCACCATTCCAGACGAAATAATGAAACGTCTTAAAGAAGCTTTTCCTAATTACGGTGAAACATCACACGTTTGTGTAGCTATGCTTACATCATTGTATAATGAGTTGGAGAAGCGGGGAATTAAAACCTATCAAGACCGAGTCGATAAAGGTTTTGACATTTCAGGAGTAATTAAGTATGCCAACAGATGATTATAACATTGAAGATGGGAATGACCCTCTTGATGAGTTCTTGTCTGTTAATATAGATAAGATGACTCCGGAGGAATTGTCCGCCCATATAGCTACGCTTAATGAAGTTGCTGAAAATCCGAAAGCCGTCAGAAGAATAGTATCAAAGAAAGAAAAGAAAACTATAACATTAGATAAACTATTAGAACTATGAAACTACCTCTTGCTAAAATACTTGATGAGTGCGAAGTAGTTAATGACATCTTTGAAAAAAGAACATTGACTATGAGCAACAGTGCTTTTAATACTTTCAGTTGTCCAATAAAAGGTTTGTTAAGTTATGCTTTTAAACTTAGACCTATTGGCGCATCATCGTTGGCTATGGATTATGGAACGTCTATACACGCGGGGTTGGCGGAGATGATGAAAGGAAAATCACTGGAAGAAGCCAAACGAGTATTTTATCAAGAGGCAGATAAGTTCCAGATAGATACCTACGACGACCCCCGCCGTTGTACAGCCCGCGGTACGGATACACTTGAACAGTGGCAACAGTGGATAGCTACGCTAAATTATCCTATAAAAGCTATAACACTTATAGAACGCCCCGCCGTTGAAGTGTGTGTAGTAAAAACGATAGCCAAAGAAGAAGTCTCTTTTCTTGGAGAGATGACATTCAAATGGCTTGGTATTATAGACGCTGTTGTAGAATATAAAGGACAGTATTGGATACTTGACCACAAAACTACAAGTATGCTTGGCGATAGATTCTTAGATGATAAGATACGTAGTAATCAATTCTTGGGATACTACTATCTTATGAAAGATATAGTCAAGAAAGAGCTTAACGTTGACATCGCGGGGTGTCTCATTGATGCAATCAGCACGGGGACGAAAGATGTTAATTTCCGTTTGTATGAAATACCATTTAGTCCGTGGCAGATAGACGAATGGATTGTTAGTACGAGACGTAAATTGCTGGATATTGTCTATACGATAAGTAATATAGTATTTAATCCAGAACATGAAGTAGTAGCTGAACTTGAATCTTGTGTTACTAAGTATGGTCGTTGTCCATTCTTTAATGTCTGTTCGGTTAATCCCCGCCTTAGAGACGAGATGCTTCGAATAGAGTTTATGAAGCATGAACATAATGCACGTGAATCAAATGATTTTGTAATTGAGGAAGAGTAATATGAATAAAATAGTATCAACACTAAAAGAATTGCAACTCCGCTGTCATTCGATAGCGAAAGCCCACGGTTGGTGGGATAAAGAAGTTCCGGTTGGGACTGCTATCGCACTTATGCACAGTGAATTAAGCGAGGCTCTCGAAGCTGAACGTAATAGAATCGAGAAGAGTGAACATATACCAGAGTTTACTGGTCTGGAAGAAGAACTCGCTGACTGTGTCATAAGAATACTTGACTATTCTGGTAGTAGAAACCTCCGCCTCGCGGAAGCTATTGAAGCAAAGATAAACTTTAACGAGAAGAGGTCTTACAGACATGGGAATAAATCTTTCTGATGATGACGAGACAGAAGAAGTTATCGAGTCTGATGAGTTGATAAATTCTTTTAAATGTTTACTGACTTATTTTCTTGGAGAAAAGTTATCTAATTATAAATATCTTACAATAGATGGAGATGGTTCAATAGGATTATTCAAGCACATGCCTGTATGGGATAGTGAGAATGATATGTGGACTACAAGTGAGGAGTCTATTGAAGATATAGATTCATTAAACGAAGTCTTCGATGAGTATTTAGAAGTTGGTTCATTAAGTAAATTATCTTGTTGTGAAGATATAAGAAATAGACATTTTATATTTGATTTATAGTTATGGCTACATATAAAAAATTCGACCCGTCAAAAGAATGTATAAGCTTATTGCTTAAAGGTGTTAGTGGAACTGGAAAGACAACAGTTGCCGCTCAATTCCCTAAACCTTGTCTTATCGAGTTTGATAAGAACGTTTCTTGTCTGAGGAAACTCCCCGCCGAGGTGGTAGATGAGGTTAAGATATTTGACCCGCTTACTTACCCCGATGGGAAGGCGGTAGAACCTACCAAGATTTGGGACTATTTCATAAAGAACTTAGTGGAGATTGCGAAAGACCCAGAAGTTAAAACGATAGTTATAGATACGTTGACTACTGCACTTAGCGCACTATCCAATTCTATTCTTGGAACTTCAAGTCCAAAAGAACAATTTAAGATACAAGACTGGGGTACGTTTGGACGTTATCTCGCTTGGCTTGGTGATAACCTTATCCAAGTTAAAGGTAAAGATAAACATATAGTTGTTGTCTGCCATGAGAATACTGAAATAGATAAAGATGGTAATTTTCATGGTTGGACGTTGGCTATCGGTGGTCAGATGAGACGCAACTTTGAATTGTATTTTTCAGATGTTTGGCAATGTACTGTTTCACAAACAGGAGAGTATCTAATAAATACAAAACCGAACAAGTGGGTGACTGCGAAATGTTCTCTTGACATTCCGAAGAACCCGTTTCCCTTTAACGAGTATAAAGATTTGATTATGAAACAGTTAGCTGACTAACTGACATTATCAATGATTTATATTGTTAAAAAAGAAGAACAAAAATAAACAAAAGGAAAAAATAATATGGATATAACTACAAAAGATTATGATGATATAAAAGAAATTCTACTCGAAAAAGGACAATACGCCTTCGTAGAACTTCATTGTGAAGTAAAGCAGAATAAAGACAACACCGGCAACAACCTGATTATCGAAGCTAAGTTCATAGGCAATCCGCCGCTTACGACAACTTCGGGCGGAGAGGTCAACTATGACGGAAGGACACTTCGTCAGTATGTTTCTCTTGTTAGAAAGGATAATTACGACCCCGATATTCAAGTTAAACGTATTGCGCAGGCTTGCAACTATGCCGGTCATGGTAGGATACAGCTGTCTGATATAGATGGTAAATTCTGCAAGATTAAGATTGGTATCAACCCCGCCACCGATAAGTACGCTGAGTCTAATTCGATTGCAGGTTACTTCCCGATTAAAGAGGAGGACAATTTTGTGCCTCCTGCGTTCTAAAATAAAAATCCAAGATTAAGGATTTCCCCGCTCCACCTCTACTTGCCTTTCTAGGTGGGCGGGGTTTTCTTTTATAAGTAGATATGAATAAAATAAATATAGATTCCATAAAGGTCATCGACCGTCTTAGAGAAACCGACGAGCAAGCCGTTAATGAACTTGTTGAGTCAATTAAAGAAATCGGGTTGATTAACCCAATCACGATTGATTCTAATAATCAACTACTTGCTGGTGCTCATAGACTTGAAGCTTATAAGAGGCTTGTCAAGGCTGGGAATCTTGAATACCAAGAAATCCCATGTATAAACATCGAAGATGGAAAGTCATTAACAGAATCCGACAGGATTATTATGGAGATTGCCGAGAACGTTAATCGTTCCGATATGAGTTGGCAATCGCAGGTTATAGGTATTTATAAAGTTCATACTATTCAAAGGCGGGAAAGCTCTTGGACGCAGGCTATGACCGCTAAGCTATTTAATGTAAGCCAAGCATATGTAAGCTCGGCAACGCGGCTTGGTAAACTACTTGATAACGACAAAGAGCATAGCTCCCCGCTGTGGAATATTCCTACAATAGTAGACGCTATTCAATTATTGGTTAGAGAGAAGAGGGAAGCGGCTATTGCAAGAATGAAAACCTTCGCTTCCCGCAACGAACAAACGACACCGCCGAAAAGCGAGGGCGGGAAAGTCAGCGTCTCAGCAGACAAATCCGAGCTTCAACCAACCACCTCCCAGTCGCGCGTAAGCGCGAGCAGCTTCGAACCTCTCTTCCGCGTTGGTGATTGTATTGAACTAATGAAGTCATCTAATGAAAAGTTTGACCATATCATAACTGACCCGCCTTATGGAATTGATATGAACAATATTTATAATCAAGATTCTATACAGTCAGTTAAAGACGAACATCAAGTAGATGATAACCTTAGGTTAATAAAAGAATTTATATTTACTTCTCGTAAAGTAATAAAAGAGACTGGCTTTTTGTGTATGTTCTATGATATAGCACATCATGAGAAGATACAAAAGTGGGCGGACGAAGCAGGATATATACCGTGTAGGTGGCCTTTTGTGTGGTGTAAAAATTCTCCGTGCTCGAATGGCGCGGCGGCGCAGAATATCACGAAGTCTACGGAGTTGTGCGGATTGTTTCGTGCCAGTCCGAAAGCGGTACTTGCTAAGAAGCGAGCGGTGAACTGGTTGGTTTGCCCCGCCTCCCGAGCTTGGTCGCACCCGTTTGCGAAACCCTTCGGGGTCTGGAAGTGGCTGGCGGAGACCGTGAGTTTTGAGGGGCAGAGTGTGCTTGACCCGTTTGCGGGCGGGGGAAGCTGCGTGTTGGCGATGGAGAAATTAGGACGAAATCCCACCGGATTCGAGTTGAAAGAGGAACACGTTATTCTAGGTTGTAAAGATATGGCAACTAACTATTACGGCGAAGCCTATAAGAAGGAGATGGGCGGTGGAGATTAGTGACCTATTAACTTTAATCCCCGTGATTATATTTTTATCAATCATTTATATTGTAAGCAGATGATTGTAAGAGTAAGAGATAGACGAAAAGAAAACAATACTATTGAGCTTATGTTAATTCAGCCCAATAATAGCTATTTTTTCGTCTATTCTTGTTTGCAAAAACAAATCACTACTGCGTATAAAATACGTAAGGAGTCTTATAATAGTATATATGGAAAGAAGGAACGTAAAGTTCTTGACATGATAGAACTTTGCGACATAGACTCAGAGACCCACATAGAAGCAATGAGGTCGATATTTAAATATCTTAATAGCACAAAGAAATGAAAATAGCAGTCATAGTAGACCATAAAGATAAAGCCACCGATAGAGCAGAAATAGAAGGAAGCTATGCTTGGCAGTTGCAAAAATGGTTAAAGAACGCAGGGATTTCCACTGCGCGTGTTCTTAGGCTTGGAGATAACCTTTTTGATGAACAGATATTTAACTCTAAGATAGATGACCAATTAAAAGAATATAATCCAGACTTTATTATAGGTCTTGGTAAAATGTCTTTGATATATCTTAGGGGGCGGGAAGTTCTTGAATTTGATAAAAATGGTAATGCAAAAGTATCTTTGGACGATGAGCGGGGAATGCCTTTTATAAATTGCAAAACAGGTTGCCCCGCCCTCTGTACATATACTCCTAGATATATTTTTGCACAATATGCATTGAACATAATAGTCGAACAAGACTTCTTGAAGGCGGCTCGGCTTGCTAAGACTGGGTGGAAACCTCCGGTCTATAATATAAATTATATTCCAACTTTTGAAGAAGCAAGAACTGAACTTCTAAGAATGTACGAACGTAAGTTAGAAGTTGCTTGCGATATAGAAACTTGTGGAAAAGGAATGGTTACTTGTATTGGCTTTGCTTGGAGTGAAGCTGACGCCATGACAATTCCATTTGTTCCTTACAACTATAATGGAACATACCGAAGGTATAGTGAGATAGAGACTTATCAGCTATGGTCACTTATTAAAAAAGTTCTTGAAGAAAACCGAATTATAGGTCAGAACTTTTGTCATTTTGACCATAATATTCTATTCACAAGATATGGTATAAAGTCTAATCTTGTCGAAGATACGATGTTAGGTTTCTGGGAATTGCACCCATCGTTTGATAAAAATCTTGGATTTCTTTCTAGTCTACTTACTGACAATGAATATTGGAAAGGAATGCTTAAAGAAAGTAGAAGCGGGAAAGTCCCACGTTGGTACGAATTTAAGTATAACTGCTTAGACTGTCTTGTAGATTATCAAGTTTATAAGAGGATACAAGAAGAGCTTGCGGGCAAGCCGACATTAGACAATCATTATAGATTTAATCTAAGAGTAAGCCGCGCTTATCAATACATGTCTATTCAAGGAGTTAGGATAGATAAAGATAAGCACAACGAAATGCTGAAAGAATATCGTAAGAAAGTTAGTGAGACACAAGAATTGCTTAATGAGTTGGCGGGGAAGGAGATAAACGTCCGTAGCTCTAAGCAAATGAAAGAATGGCTTTATGGTGAATTAAAACTTCCAGTTCAAACGAAGTCGGTTAAGGATAAGTTTAATCAGCGGGAAAGTAGAGAGACCGCTGATGCTCTTAGTGTCTACAAACTTGCCGGTCAATATCCAGAATACCCCTCCCTCACTGTTGCTTCCAGTTTAAGGAAACATCTTAAAAAGCTAAGTGACCTTGAAGCTCTTGAATATGATGATAAGGGAATTTGCCGGTTTAACTTTAATGTAGTTGGAACGAAGGTGGGGCGGTCTAGTGGTTCTAAACCTCTTTATGACAAAGGTGTTCAACCTCAGAATGTTGATAAAGCTTTTAGAACTTTGTTTCTCCCGCCCGAAGGTATGCTCTGGTTTAAAGCTGACCTTGAAGGTGCTGATTCTGTAACTATGGGTGCTTGTATGCAAGCTCTTGGAGATAGCCGCCTAATGGACGATATTCGCCACGGTATTAAGCCTGCACAAACTGTTGCACTTGAACTGCTTACTGGTAAACCGTATACATCTTTTAGCCAAGAACAAATTCTTAAAGATAAACATCTTCTTAAAACACCAGAAGGTAAGAAAGAGTATAAAGTTGCGAAAGCTGTTAATCACGGTTCTGCTTATAAACTTGGATTTGCTGGAATGAGTGATAATATGCTCCGCCTTAGTGAAGGTGAACTTTATGTAAGTCCAGAAGACTGTAAAAGAGTTCAGCAAAAATTATTTAGCAGATATAACTATCCTATATACCACGTTGCTATGGAAAGAAAAATGCGTAGCGACCCGTTCCTTGTAGCCGCTAATGGACAAGAGCGGAGATTTTATGGTAGACAGGATAACACAATGTTAAGAGAAATGTGCTCTTATTTACCACAAGTACATACCGCCTACGTTACGAATAAGAATATAGAACGATATTATTATGATAAAGAAGCAAGGCGGGACGGTCATCTTATTCTTAAATTATGTAATCAAGTTCATGATGAACTTTGTGGATTTGTATACGAAGATGACGCGGAGAAGCTCGCAGAGCTTTATAAGAAGTTTTGGGCGGTTCCACTTACTATTTGGGGAGTTACCTTTACGATAGAATTTGAAGGACAACTTGGGCCGAGTTGGGGTGAACAAACAATAACGTTAGATTTATACTAATATGATTACAAAACATGATACAGTTTATATAGCCGGACCGATGACCGGTAAACCTAATTATAACTTTCAAGCTTTTAACGAGGCTGAAAGTTATCTTCGTAATACATACGCCTGTAAGGTGTGTAATCCTGCTAGATTTGGTACTATTGCACTTAAACATGCAGGTCATACACAAATAGCAAACGAGCTTGCCGCAGATATAACTATGCTAGCTCTGGAATTATGTACAAAACTATATCTTCTTAACGGCTGGGAAGAAAGCAAGGGTGCGATTCGTGAAGTTGATTACGCAATCAAGAATAGTATGCAAATTATTAAGCAAGACTGCGATTTTAATAAGTGTGGCCAATAATAATATTTAATCATTCGTTTGAGAAATCGCTTTTGGAAGGCAAGGCATATATTATCATAGGGCAAAATCAGGGCTTTTAGGCGGGAAAATCGGGAAAATGAAGAATCTTTTTGAGAGCTACAATAGATATACAGAGGAGACAGAGCCACCTACAAATTATCATGTTTGGACGTTAATATCATGTCTAAGTGCTTGCTTAGGTAGACGTTGTTTTGTTCCGCAGGGAACATTTACAATCTATCCTAACTTATATATTGTTTTAGTTGGTGCACCTGGAATGAAAAAATCCAGTGCTATGAATATAGGAAAAAGTTTACTTAGATGTATTCCAGATTTCCCGCTTAGCCCTGCTTCTCTTACCAGAGAAGCTTTGTTACAGAGCTTAGAGAATAATGTAATTAAGTTTAACTTCGCTGGTGTTCCCGCCGAATATCACCAGATAAGTTGTTTCGTCACAGAGTTTCAGGAGTTCTTGGGCGGGAAGCATAGGAACAGTTCTATGATAGATATATTAACTGCTATATGGGACGAACCAACTTACGAATATTTAACGAAGAATAGCAAGCCGATTAGAATTGATGCACCATATGTAAGCTTACTTGCTTGCTGTACAACAGAGTGGTTAAACGAAAAGATTGACAGCAGTATTATAAGTGACGGTCTTGCTCGTCGTATTATATTTATATACGAAGAAGAACGTAATAAATTTGTACCATTTCCCCGCCTTACAGAACAACAGATAGCTGAGTACGATTTTATTAAAAAAGAGTTTATTAGACTACAAAAGATAAGTGGGCGGTTTGACTTTACGGAAGATGCGATAACTCTATGGGAGAAACTTTATGTTGAAATTCAAGAAGAAGCTTTAAGGCAACCAGAATTTTTACAATATTATTATACAACTAAACATGTACTTATGATTAAAGTTGCTATGTGTTTAAGCGCGGTCTTGCGTAGTGATATGAAAATAGACGCGGCTTTAATTCAATTAGTACATAAGATGTTTGAAGCTTTTGAGGAAAACTTACCATCTTTGTTTAGAAACGTAGGTCGCAATAAATTAAAACCTTACACAGAAAAGATATTTGATATAGTCGCAAAAAATCCGCAAGGGATTTCGCGCGGGGATATTATAAACAAAATGTCAAGTGATGTATCACTAGATGAACTTACAGAGTCACTTGATGTACTTATGATTGGTAAGAGAATTGAACTTGTAGACGCGGCTCGTTCGATTTTCAGACCGTTGGAAAAAATAAAAAAGGCTCGCAAAGTTAATCTTTTTGAATTGATTAAACAATACGAGCCATCAACACCGATAGGTAATCTAGTTAATCGTCAGATTATAGATGACCTTAGTAATGTGTTAACAAGTAATCAAATAAGCATAAAGCAAGAAAACGATAGAAGAAGAGCAGACTTTGATGAAAAAGGTTTTATAACTCTAACTTAATCATTAAGCTTGCTTGCCCACTGTTTTATAAGTATTATATCGTTTTGATTCTTGGTCGGCTTAACAAGTATATTAGCTAAGGGCGGGGGCATACCTCTATCAATTAAAGACTTAGCATTTACTTGTTGAGCCGTTATATTTTGTAGAAGTCTACTAGCTGATATTATATCACCTGACTTAGCTGCAAGACGAGCCGCTTGAATAGTCACCTCGACGGGAGATTCATACTCTGGACTTATACCGTAAGCCGCGTAAATCTTATTTATGTCTTGTATCGATTGCAAGTTCGGATTACGATATTTACGACCAAGTCTATCCAGATAAGTTCTAGCAATATTGCGCCAGAGTGCATTAGCTTCCTCCGTGGTATTCATGGTGATGACTCCGCTTCTAAGTCCATCTTCAATGTATTTACGAAGCTCGGCGGGGTCATTTAAATAGAATTGTGCATTATCTAAATACGTTGACCGTTCTTTTTGTTTCTGTTGTTGAGTGGCGTAAGCAAAGTAGTTAGATGACTCCCGTTCAAGCTGGGAAATCGGGCGTCCACCCACGGCAACACCGAGAGCCTCTCCCGCGCTCCCGATACTACCAGGCCGCAGTGCCGCTATCCCGCGCGGGGAAATCATCTGCCCGCTTCCTAAGACATTCATAAAACTCCGGAGAGCGTTCACACTCGACGGGGACACCGCCCGCTCGAACATGTCGAGGTTCCCCTCAGCCAAAGCCTTACCACCTTTCGCAAACTCCGCGGCAAGTTGCACGGGGGCACCACCTAAGTTTTCAGCCATAGACTTATTCGGGTCAAATGGTAATAGATTTGTCATAGCAACATTACCTTGATATACACCAGCTAAGGCGGGGAGACCATATATAAGGTAAGTCGATATTTTATCTGCTATTTCATTAGAACCATCACTTTGACTGCCATCAAGCATGTCTATAAGATTAGCAATGTGCCTTGCACTCTCACGAGTATTCTTGATAGTAAACCGTTTAATAACGTCTTTTTGGTCATCTCTATCAAGAACACTCGCTACTGTATTTGCTAATTGATTGAATATATCTACGAATGGAAGCGAGCTTGCCCCGCCTAATAGCCCGTAAGCAAGGAATGTTTTAGCCAATGCAAAGCGGCTATTCTTCAAGACGTCGGAAGCATTACGTGAAGTTATCCCTGCTACATTTTCCAATCCGACAATACGTCTTGTCTGTTTAGACAACAGAGACAGCATATTTAAGTTGAAAGTGCGCAGTACCAAGCTTAACAAAGCCGCATTATGTACAGCTTGACCAGTTTTAGTACTGCGGTCAAATACGTGGTAGAAGCCTGGTCTATAAGCTTCCCCACCTACGAAGTTGACTGCGTTAGAAAAATCTACTGCTTTACGATATACAGAATCAAGGTCTTGTTTTGAACGCTTTGCAAGCGGGTATATCCTATCTTCTGACTCTAAGATAGAAGCAAAGGATAACATACGATTTGTATTTTCGCTTACAGATACAGGTACGCCAATCATCTGTACAATTTTATCAAGCGTTGATAATGTCCGATTATATAGAGAAGAACGGTCTTCGTTAAATAAATCAGAAATATTTCGGCGGGAATTAGCACCACTTATTTCATCAGTGACTGTCGTATTGAATACGTTGTCTTTCTCCGCTTGACGCATTAAACGATTTTTAATCGTGTTCTTGACTTTATCAGATGTAGTATATTCATTAACAGTAGCCGCCGCTTTCGTAAGCGACCTGAAAAAGTCTGCACTAGTACGTCCAGTAAAGTCTTTCCAACGTACAAAGCCGAGAGTAGGAACTTGTAGCAAATTCTGAAATAAGAAACGCGGGGAAGCCGCAATATAAAACAGAGTTGAAAAACTCCTAAGCGGTGCCCATTCAGTCGAGCTGGATTGCATAACATAGTTATGCTTAGAATCGAGAGCTTTACTTATATCAGGATTATTTACAATAGATGCATCATTTCGTGCTATATCATAAGCATTATTACTACGCCTGTAAGAATTAACTCTTGACATTAGCTCTATATACTCAATAAGATTTTTAGCGTAGTCTGCTGAATCTATACCACTTATATTACGGCTTTCTATCTTAGTTCGCGCGGAGATGTCCATGTCACGAACGTTAGCAAGAATGCGACTAGTCTCCTCATCGATAGTAGCACGAGCCGTATCAAAAAGATTGTTTATGAAAGTAGCATCTTCTGGTGATACAGACTCATTTGAAAGACGCTCTTGAAGAATAGCACGTTTCTCTTGCATTTCACGAAGCATATCACGAAGTGCAAAGTCTTTGAGCCGAGCATTATAACCTTCTACTTTTGTAGTGTCGTAAACTTTAAAATTACGATAATCAGTAGGATTCTGCTTAGCTGTTTTTTCTAGTGAAGCTAGTTCTTCTTCATTTTTAACACCCCGCGCCATAGGTTCACCATTAGCGTCAGTCCATGATACAAAGTATTTACCCCGCCTTATGGCAGGAGCATAACCACGAACTGCATTCTTAGTGAAGAAGCTTATATTGTTTTCTATCGCAGATATTACACCATTAGCTACAACCTTAGCATTACCTATCGCTTGTGGAGTAGAGGCGTAGGCGGGGTCGTATAGCATGCTAGCTAATTCTCTGGCGGCGTTGTCTGAGACTATGTCTTTATATTGAGTGTTTCCATCAGGGCTACCACGTTTTATTTGCTCGTTGTAAGTTAGACTACGAGAATATTTATCTACATAGCTTTTTGCCGCATTAAAAGCTTCGTTGCTTCTACTGTATTTTGCATTACGAGAACTTAGATAGGTAGCTAGTTTTGAAGCTATCGTTTCATTAGTAGTGTTGAAAGTATCAGTCGCAACGCGGACAGGCTCTTCAAGAAGATTCTTAGAGAACACTGCTTGCTCTCTGGTCATACCATAGTTATTCATTAAATCGTCTACGGTATAGACAGGAAGATTGTCAAGAGAGCTTCGTTTAGAAACTGTCGTTGTTCCGTCAGTGTTTTTAACGGTTTCAAATATTTGATTATGCGTATCTTCAAATAACTTACCTAGTGAGCTACTAAATTTATTATCTGCCCGAATAACATCTACCATAGTACGGAAGTTAGCACGAGCTTCTGACGCGGTGAGACTTCCAGACTCGTTTTGTCCTATACGAGTCCAAGCATCATTTATAGCAGCTTGCGCACGATTGTTTCTCTGCGCTAGGGTATTAAGAGCAGAACCAAAGACAGGATTATCTTGTGCTTGTAGTCCCCACGGCCCAAATATACGTTCAATGTTATCTAGCTTACCAGCTATCTTTTTTTGAATTTCAGTCTTAGGTGCTATGGGGTTTATAGTATTGTTAAATACTTTTAAAACATCTTGTACTTCTGTCGATGGGAAATTTTCAGGTTGAAGTATTTTCTTACCTTCTGACGAGAACACCCCGCCTATTATGTTCGGGTCTTTTGTTTTGACTGCTTCGCTTAGACGAGTAAAAGAATTTATCTGGTCATTATTTAAATTACCAGCACCTTCTTCGTACAATCTAAGTTGCAATTCATCTCGCGCAATTTCACCTTGTGTTCTATACTGGTCTAATATAGAATTTAAAGTTTGGGCGGGGACACCTTCCGGTACGTCAAATCCCGCTTCCTGCAATACAAAACTGCCTGCTTTTTGCTCTTGGCTAATGGGGGCTATCTTTTCCCTTGCTAGCAAATTCGCGCGCTCTGCCGCCCCTACACGGGCTTCTATTGCGCCAATTCCCGCCCCTAATGCTGTTCCTGCTAAGACAGTTCCAACCATTTCGGGATTAGTTGCCGCTTCGGTTAGACGTTCATAATAATTACTTCTAAGCGGGTCAGTTAATTTTACGTCCTCAACAGGTACATAAAAACCACCTTCTCTATGCTGTTGCATTCTTGGAGTATATCCAATCTGTGCCGCTGTTAAAGCTGTATCAGCCAAAGCACCGCCGAGCACGGAGCGGGTTCCCTCGCTGACGCTCGGAGTGACGCGGGAGAGTGCGCGGGAAGTTTGTCTTGCTGAGAATGGAGCCAGTGCGGAAGTCAACCCCGCCGCTATCGCGGCATCTGTGTCTCCGGTATCCGCGAGGGTTCGGGTTGCTTCATACCCGCCTGCTAGGTAAGGGGCGGCTACTCTGACAATAGGCGGCATGGAGCGTCCCCGCGTCACGGCAAACGTTGCAATACCAGGTGCGGAACCAGCCAGTCCACGCACCAAAGCATCTGCCGTTCTTGTGACAGTGTTATCGCCAAAAATATTTCTTATTGGCTCTCCTATGTATTCTCCCGCCACATCTTCAAGGTTTCTACTAACCCAAGAAGTGGCTTTCAGGACGGGGTTGGCATTCTTTAAAGTGTCGAAGTTAAAGTTCCAACCTTGTCCTGAATACTTTTCTTGGAGAATACGTGCCGCTTCATCATCTGGGAGTTCAGTTAAGCCCTCCCTTTCACGAAGTCGAGCGGCACTCGAATATGGTACATTATAGTCTGGCATATTAGTTATTTCCTACAAGCGGGGAAGCTCCGATTGCACCTTGATTTAGAAGAGATGATATTGCGGCTGGGTCGAATCCACGAGAACCTCCACTATTGTAGTAGTTAATTTTAGCTTTGCTTAGTTGTTCTACATATTTAGTTTCTTCTTCTTCTCTTTTTGCTTGCGCTTCTCTTAACCTTGCTTCTGCTTTCTTTTTACGCTCTTCTGAAACATTACTATTAAACGCCGTAGCGGCTTCTAGCATAGCTTGTTGTTCTTTGAGAGAAGCATTGATTAAATCAAAGTTTACTTTGCTAACTTGTTCAATAACGTTCTGCTCAGATTTAGCGCGGTCTGAACCACTCGGTAGGTCATTCGTATAACCAAGAAGTCTTCTTAGTCTCCTTACTTCTGGGTCTCTATCAACTGCCGCTTGTACATTTCTTTCCCAAACTTCAAACGGATTTTCTAACCTACGAGCGGTCAAAGGTGCAGTTATTACAGCACCAACTTTATTCCACGGGTCGTCTCTATAATTGTTGTCGGCACGCGTTTCAGCATCAAATAGTTGTCTTTCTAATAGAACACGGGTTTCCCATTGGTACGGGTCCATTGCGTACATATTTCTTAGATTTTCATAATCCTTTTTTAACTTTTCTAGATACTTATTAGTTTCTTCTGCATTTTGTTGCGACCTTTTTTGAAATTCTGTAAACATCGGTCGAACCGGAATAGTACCATCATCGTTATAAGAAAGTCCATCACTTACTACACTAGTAGGTTCGGAAGCATATAGATTAGGTGCTCCTGCCCTAGACATCGCTATCATAGTAGAAGTGTCAGTATCATCACTACTACCAGCTGTCGTAGCTGGAACAGTTGTATCAGTATCAGTCGGTTTTAGACTAGTAGGTTCAGACAAAGCAACTTCCGCAAGTCTAGCTTCGGCCTCTGCGTCATAAGGCAGGTCTGACATAGCATCTCCGAGGGCGTTTCCGACCCCGCCTGTTAGTCCAAGTCCTGCATAGGTACGACCAAAGTTGGGAAGAGCGTTTCTTATGTCTTGTCTAGCAAGTCTATTAAGCCATGCTTCTCGTACCGCATTATCTCGTGCAACATTTACAAGTTCCGAATTAGACATACCCCGCCAAGCGCGGGGAAGATTCTCACCTGCTGCACGTGCAAGCTCTTCTGCCTCAATTATTTTATTGCGAGCCGCGTTGTTTATCGCAGAACCAAGGTTCGCTCTAAGAGTAGGTTGTCTTGCTATGGCTATATCACCAGCTATATCTGCACCAGACTTCATGTTGTTAAGAGTAACATATGTCTCTGGGTCTAGACGACCAGCTTTCGTAAATATATCTACCGTGTCATCGATACTATTAGATGTATTGATTGAACTACGTAGTAAATCATCATTACGTACTATATCAGCAACTGCTGACCTTACGCCGTTTGGATTTTCAGCCGCTTGCAAAAAGCGTATTGCATTATCATTTGTAAAGCTAGCTCCACGAGCAAAAGGAGTCATCTCATCAATAGTTCGACTAGCTCTACCAATAGTTTGTGCCGCTTGTCCCGCCCTCATTGCATTTCTAGCCGCGCTCGACGCTAAGGCTCTTCTTGCTAGTCCACGTCCGACACTTCCTATCGCACTTCCAAAAGGAACAGCAACTCCTACTGTATTAAAACCGTGTTCAATAGGACTTAACGACGCACCAGGTCGTCCCATTATATAGTTCAACCTACGCTGGTCTTCTGCTTGTCTTTGAGCGTCAATTTCGTTAATTCTGCTTACAATATCATTAAAAGAACTCCCAGTTGTCGCATTATAGAGTGCACTTCCTAGTTGATGCAATCCAGACACAGCACTGTTTCCGAGCCAGTTCATAGGTTCATTTATACCAGCTATTATTCGTCCAAGCATACTCGGGCTTTCAGGTGGGGGAGATCCAACATTAGAATCAAATTGGAGCAAACCATTATCGAGAGTGCTTATAGTTCCAAGTTCAGGATAATAATCACTTGCATTTAATACAAGCATGTCTTCTGGTGACAAAGTTGAATAGTCTATTGGCATATCTATCCTTTACATTATAAACGATTTATATTGTTAGATGTTTCTATTTTGCAGGTAATTCCTACCTATATAGTTACGATTGCCGTAATTTGTGTTATAATTATAACCAGCATTTGTTGCACCGCTGTTGGCATAATTATAACCATTTTGTAGAAGATAATTACCTAGACCTCCATTAAGCATAGCTGTGCCAGCTTGTACTGCGGCGTTATTAGGTGCAATAGAATTAAATCCGCCAGTCAAAGCTCCCTTAGCCCCGCCTTGAATTGCGCCTTGTACTGCTGCACCAACAGCTTGTGAACCAGTAGCAGCACCTGCCGCAGCTCCCGCCCAGTCACCAAGAAAGAACTTTATAAGAGTACTAAGAGTTTTACCACGTAGATTTTCTCTTATATCTCGTACATCGCTCTTAGCTCCGCCTGCACCATAAGATGTACCAGAGCGGTCTCCGCCTATCGTACTTCCAGTCTCAGCCCTACTTATCCCAGTAAGGTCTGACCTTGCTTTCATTCCTCTAAGAGACTGTTGGGCAGCTTGATTTTGTTCATTCTGCATCTTTTCAAAACGAGCTGCATTTTGTGCCATTGTACTAGTGTTAACAGGAACGTTAATATTGCCGGAAGCCATGTTATCGACAATACCTTGTGTCCAATTAGAAGTAAGGTTTGAGTAGTCAGCTATATTAGGATTAGCATAATCAGTTAATCCTTTAACAAGCGAAGCATTTCTAAGATTGATTGCCATAGTAAAATCTCCTTATATACTCATCTGCCACGAGGACGAGTTAGTTTCAGTAGCAGGCTGATAACCATATTCACGAGTAAAGTTCTGTAATAGTGCAAGAGCAAGATTACCCATTTGTGCTGTTGGATTTTCCGCAAGAGAACCAAGAGCCGCATTAAGTGCGTTCTCAACATCTTTATTATATTGCGCAGTATATAGGTCAGCTATCTGCTTATCTCTACCAAGCAGATAGTCATTTGTTATATCTCCGATAGCAAGATTACTTGTCCCTTGTCCAAGACCAGCAGTAGATGCTCTCGCCGAACCAAGTTGGTTCTGATAGTCTCTAGCGGTCGTATTGTAGATGTTAGCTACTTGCTGTCTCATATAGGGATTAGTCTGGGTTATGTTAGGATTACCAGACATTATCCCACTTAAAGTTTGTGACGCTTTACCAGTTAAAGCATTCTCTCCATTACTAGAAGAGGTAAAATAGTTTGATAACTGATTAGCGACATTACCAAGTAATGTTTTTAAAGCAGGGTCAGTTATTTCCCTGTTTTGTTCATAAGGTGCACTTACAACGCGAGATGACGAAGAAGTTTCCCCACCTCCGTTATTGAATATTTTATAAGTTATTTTCATTTTTCGTTCAAGTTTAAAGAATACATTACTCTGATTGGGCGGCTACCAAGTTTTTCCATCAGCCTGCGATAGCTTCTATTTAGATAAGGACTATACCAAACAGCATTAGTATATCCATAAGAAGCTCCAATACGTTTACCTTGCAAAAGCCACTTAATGGTATATTTTTTATGTCTTGGATTTGACCAAACATACCAAATTAGCAAAGTTCCATCATCTTGCTTTTCAGCAAGGATATAACAACCTAACTCTTTACCTCGCCAAGCTCCTAAGACCAAAGCTCGACTAGATATATACATATCTATTACAGTAGAAACAAATTCTTCTACTGTAATAGGTTTTCCAAAAACAAAAGGTTTACGCTTAATAGCATTTATAAGCGCGGGAAGAAAGTTAAGTAATTCTGTTAACGATTTAAATTCTTTTAAGTTCATTTAAACACATCCTCCGTAATGTATATAGACTCTGCTGAATTAGTATCATGAGTAAAAGTAAATTTTTTAGTTCCAATAGTCACATTCATTGACCCGTTAAATTGTAGTTCTACTAGCATACCTTCCGTAGCCTCCGATATGTCAATAGTAACATTAGCGTTCGACAGAACGGGTTTAAATGAAATGCGGGTTGTCACGTAATAAGGAGAAAGTTTATAACTATACTCATTAGACGTTTCTTTCTCATTGATAAGTCTAGTTCCAACAAGCATAGTTGCTCGTTCTTGTCTTTTTTCGTATTCTTGAAAAACACGTTGAATCCAAGTCATAAAAGACTCGTTATCCTTCTTATCTGGAACTATAAAGAAATTAGCCATTATCGTTCTTTCGTTTTAACTATTTTAACTGTTAAGCTAACAGCTTTAAGGCGGGAGATGTAATTTTCTCCGTCATTAGTATACTCTAATTCAAAAGTTATATATTTATATTCCCCCGCCCGTCTTAACCAATATTGTAAGTATCCTTCTGGATTAACTGTCGCAGGAATTTCAGTCCAATTATCAAGGTCTCCATAATTTTGTCTTGCGCTAACACGTAATTTTGGCTGTATGTTCCCGCCAAAATCATATGCAACATTCAAAGAGATTAGACTCTTTACATTTTTTAATGTTTCTAATGCAAGAGTATTTGTACGTAAACGAACAGTTATAGGTTTATCTTTTGTTCCGTACTGGTCGTAAACTATTCTGAATATATATGTTTTAGATTTATCAGGATTAGGAAGCTGAAATATATCAGAGTTGCCCATAATCACGGGCGGGCGCGGGATAGGATTAAAAAGCCAATCTCCATTTCCTGTATAGCCTTTTTCATTAAGGTCGTTCCAAGTATATTGCAAGCTCCCTTGCGGAAGCATATCATAGTATCGAACGACTTGGCTCGTATCAAATAACTTATTATATATGCTCATCGTTAATCACCCTCGTTGTCCATATCTTATCTCGTATACTATACTTGATACACCAGAAAGTTCCAGAGTCTTTTTTCTGGAATACCCAGCTTACTGCATCTTGGTCTAATTCATAATGACCTATGATGTTATCTGTCTTAGTAATCTCAGCTACCTGATTAAACCAATTCCAAATGGGGTCTCCGATGGGTACAAGAGTTAAACCATCAAGTGCATAAAAATTATCTTTTCCAATGAAATATGAAATTTCATTTACTGTTACTACACTGTAATGATAAATACAACCTGTGTTAGATGTGAGAACGGTAGTTCTGAACCTATTGTCATGTCCTTCATAGTCAGACCGCCAGATAGAATTTTTAGTAAACGTTATGACTACACCTTCCGTCCAAGCTAATCCGGTAACTTCATTTGCATTTGCACCAAGATTAAAAATATCAGCTTCTTTCGACCTTGTGACTTCAAAATCATCTGGATTGTTTATATCACTCCACATGATAGTTCCAGGATTATCTTCTTCGTCTATAAGAAGATTTCCTAAAAACAGTCTATCTTTGGTAACTAAAATATATTTTGCACTTATATAAACGGCAGTTTCTTTTTCACCTTTTAATATCTTATAGGTTGGAGTTACTAATTCTATCGAAAATGGTATACCTAACGTAGTAGAAGAACCAGGAATTATTTTATAAAGAGGTAAACCTTTACGAGTCATATAAGCAGTGGATATTTCAGTCCATACCCACTGCGCAAATTGCATAGTTCCATCATCGTAATTTTTATAAACAGTTCCATCTTCAAGAGTAAATTGACCTACTTCTAATAATGGAATAATTTGCTCATCAGGGTCTTTTCTATCGCAATAATAAAATTTATCATCAATTTTTATACCAAAATATTCTATATTATCTTGAAGTGTTATAGTAACAGCATAACCATCTACTTGCCCAGTTCCATTAAAAACAGCATAAGGTACATATGATGGTTCAGACCTCATAGAACCATCTTCGACATAACCATTCTCAACTTCTTTAAAATACAAAGAAGTTGAAATGTCATTTATATCTTGACGTATACCAAAGTTAATCGGTATTACTATTTCATTCCTTGCCATCGTCTAGCCTTTTCCAGAAATTCATCCCTAATATAGGTAAAACATTTTCGTAATTTTTACCTACCTCTATATCAGTTACTCTATATGTTTCGTTGTTAAAAGGCATATTTAAATTTATAGTCATTTCTAAATCAACTAACCACCATAAAGTATCATCTTCTAATTCGATTTCTTGGGGGTCTACTACGGAGAATACGATATATCCATATGCTCTATCAGTGTATGTGTTTTTAATATTATTAAAGTAAACACCATTTCTTACAGCTTCTTCGATAGTTGTTTCACCTATAATAATACCATCAGGATTCCATACAGGGTCTTTCGACAAAGTTATTTTAACTTTATAATTTTTATATTTCGAGAGGAATAAATTTCCTGACAATGCTAAATTAGGAAAAATATACAAATACCCTTGGGAAAATAGAGACCAAGCATTTTTTAAAGAAAATGACACATCGGTTATATTAGCTAAATATCCTACCGGAGTATAGAAATAAATTTTTTGAAGTTTTGCTACATCATTAGCTTCTTTATTTACTCGAAGCATATTGCGATAAGTTCTATTAGAATGTTTTTCTGCTACTGGTTCCAAAGTACAATTAGCGTATTGTGTTGCCTTTAAAGTCCAATTTAATTCATAATTAGGTGTCCATCTAGAATTATTACCTATCGCAGTAATGTTAATAAACGCGTTATTCTGGAATAAAATTCCTTGTATCTTATTTATGCGTTCTCCAAATGACACTATAAAATACTCTGCTCCTTGTAAATCATCCTTAGTAAAAGTTCTCTTATACGACTGCGTTTTACCTAAATAAGATAATCCAAATGAATGGTAACTGCTATCAAATGAATTTTTAGACGCTAACCAAAAATTAACAATTAAATCTGAGGAAGAACTACCAAGTGACTTTGCACCGCCGTTATTTAATGATAAGTCTAGACTAGTTAAGCCAATTATAGATAAAGGTATAATAACATATAATCTAGACCTTATATAATCATTTGACGATAACTGTATAGTTTCACCATCTATTATCTTAGTAGTCAATACTCCGTCATTATCTTCATAGTGTCCCCACTTAACCCAATTTAAGGTATAATCCGTTATAGGAATACCAACAAAATCGTCAGAAGTTCCATATGCAAATGTATTGAAATTAGCGTTGCCAGTAGCACATATAGCTTGACTATTTAATTTAATCCAACGACCAGAAAATTTGCTACTATTATTCGGGTCTATATCAGACCTCAAAGCTATCACTTGATTATTTCTACTATATACTTGACCGTCTTTAAAATTATTTAATATCGCATTATCGTCTGATGTAAATATGTCAGCTAATGTTTGAAGTAAACCATCATCGTTTTTTAAAAATCTTTTTATCTGTCTAAGAGCACGAGCGTCAACATTAAAACCATCTGCATCTTCCGGTGTACTTGCCCGTAAATTTCTTAAACTACTTCCCCTGTAAGTGTCATTACTCATTATACGTCCTCGATAGCAGGTGATTTGTCACTAGTTTTGACCCAAATATTAACTCCGATAAAAGGTACAGATTCTTGGTAAGAAGCATCTGCTACTACTTCATAAGATGAAGTAAAATTAGCCACCATAGATGCACTCATTGCAGAAGCTATTATATTACTCCCAGCTCTATATTTATTAGTTATCAATTCGTCTGGATTATCACAATTATAAGTAGCAATAAGCCAACCGTCAGTGTAGGAAAATTTTATTTCACTACTACCCGTATACGATGACTGTATTCCTAAGGTATTATTTTTGGGTGCAAAAGTTCCTTTATAAAGTTCCGTCCCAATGTTAACTCCATAAGTATCATTATTGGAAAAAGAGATTCTTATTGGAAGAGAAGTTAATCTATCATGGGCAACGTTTAATTCATCTAAATTTATAGTATATGTAAGAGTAGCATTAGTTAAATTATTACGAGGAATTTTAAGCGCAGAATAACACCTTTTATAATGAAACCATGTACCATCGTCATTTGCTACATAATGAAACCATCTGTAATAATTATCTATTCCTGTCTCTAATCTTTTACCAGCAGTGCTTACCCATTCTGCGTCAAAAGCATAACCATCTACCGGTATGTTCGTTTGATTAGGAGTAAAAGCTACTATACTTCCAGTACTAACTAAAAGCTTACCAGAAATTTTTTCCCACGTTCCGTTAAAATAAAGTTGATTTTCTTCGTCATTTGGATTAAACTCATTGTCCATAGTAAAGTAAAGTTCACCTATTTCTGGAACTCTAATAAGTTTATTAAGTACATTTAATATAGGATTAGAAGTTTCAGATGTTATCCATTCCGTTATCTTAGCTTCAAGCCCCTCTGGTCTAGTTAAAAATCTCTTAACTTGACGCATAGCAGCCGCGTGGTATCCAGCAAGTTCAGTATCCGCTGGGTACTGCGGGTTGATGTCTTCAAAAGTATTTCCACTATAATCAGGCATATTAACCAAAGATTTGAATTATTCCTACTTGTTTAAATCCAGAGTTCCAAGTCTCTACATCAAGAAAAGCACTATCTCGTGACTGTCTATTAGCGGCAATGATATTTTCATCTTCTTGTAAGAACATATACATTCTATCAAGTGTATCATAATAGACATAATCGTGGATTGCAGGCAAAAATTCATTTGCATACTTATCATTAACTTCTCGGCTCTTAGTAATATTAAGATACCCTTGTATGCTCAATTCCTCGTTAAATCTAGGTGGAAGTATAATAACATTTCCACGCTTCGCCAAAGTATAGGCTGGCAAGCATTGAGGAGATTTAAGATAAACATCAGCGACCATAGATGTAAATGGCATGAGTCTCCATTGCTGACCACCTTTACCAAGTACAAGCTCAATACGTTTAAACGTATTATTCAAGTCAAGGTCGCTCGTCTTGTCAGACGAATCATTGATTGCATTGACGTTAATAATGTCGTTGAAAATTTCAAAATCTATTTTTATAAGAAGTCTATTTATAGACTCACTTACAAAGTTAGAAACAGGGTATTTCCAATAATCGTCATCTTCTGGACGATTAACGGTTCTCAAAACTTCTAAGGTTATATCTTCTTCTGTCATAATATGACCTTTCTATAATAACGACAAGGGCTACACCCATCGAGAAGTGTAGCCCTTGCGTCATTCTTTAACTCCCTTGAAGTCCACCACCAGGTTTAGCACCCGAAGGTATACCACCTTTGTTAGATGTAGGAGCAGGCGATTGACTGCCTATGTTTTTCGTATCGAAGTTTCCGCCACCGGTCGGAGGCTGGTTTCCTTTCCAACTACGAGCATCAACACCAGACGGCGGAGTTGCTCCGTACAAATCTACGCCTTTTGCTTTTCCATCAAGAGCCATAGTATTTCCTTTTCTTTTGATTGTTAATTCTAGTCAACTTTAAGGTCTGGATTGAACACGGACATATTCTTAATGAACATGTGGTTCATCGGTTTCCAGAACTCCAACGTACCTTCGGAAAGCCATTCATCTTTCCTGCCGTCAAAGTCATTCGACTGTATGTTAGTTCTGACCTGCGTATCCCTATCCCTCAACGGTCTCCAATTTATCGACCATATATCTACGATGAGAGCAGATTTACGATAAATCGGGTTCTCATTAAAGAGCGGGTGCGTCACAAATATGAGAGTGCCGAAAGCCGTGATAAGCTTGTTAAATTCAAGCCCAAAAGCTTTCTGACCAACTTCCCAGTGATACGAACCCTGAGCACGCATTGCCTTAGACATCGCACGCATAACGTCAGAACCGCAGAGAACGAGACGTTCAGCAGTCTTGGCGTTGTAGTACAGATTGATGTTAGACAACCACTTTTCAAGCAAGTCGATATTGAACTCACCAGACGCGTTTTCTATAATACGTTTTTCAGGGTCGTCATCAGTCGTGGACGGTTGCTTGAAGCTATAAGGATTCCATACCTGACCGTTAACCATAATACCGTTAGAGCCAGCGTCCCAAGCTTCAAGAAATTCGAGGATACCCGACATCGTACGAGTTTCCGTCACAGAACCATCAGCGTTCGTTATCGTCCTGTTAGAACGTTTCGAGAACAACAGCGATTTTTCAAGCTTGACATAGTGGTCTCTCGCAGCATCCATAGCACGCTTCTTATACGGACCAGACTGGTCGAACTCCAAATCCTGCTTTATCGCCGAACCAGTGAAGATGAACGGTTCTTTGAATATCTGAGTCTGATTCTGCAAGAAAGTCGGAATACGAGTACCACGAGGAGTACCGCTATGTCCACCTTCCTCGAAAGCAGAACCGATAACGTCTATCGACGTACCAGCCGCATAGTCAGTCAAATTACCCGAAGCAACAGCAAAGTCACGTATCGGAAGTACTTCAACATAACCGTTAACAGTGTTGTCCGCAACACCAGGAGTGACCGCCGTTATACGAGCCAGTGCATTCCAAGTATGGAAACGAACAACATCTCCAACAGCCAAAAGACCAACCGAAGTAGCTTTGATATAAAGCTTGTCAGCGGTGGTATACGTTTTAGCCGTAATCACAGTACCATCATTAGCATCACCAGTGGTGGGAGCGTTAGTGGTAATAGGATTCGTACCGCGAGTAGTTATGCTCGGAGAACGGTATATCTCCTCCATCCACTCGTGTTTAGTGTTCGCAATGGGGTCAACATTTGCCCACGCAATAAGAGCCGTAAGCGGAGCACCACCATTGGGAAACGCGTTTATAATTGTACGACGAAGAGACCTATGGATAAGGTCTTTATCGCGAAACTGCTCCACCGAAGGGAAGCCGAGTATTACGTTTTCTACCATTTTGTATTTTCCTTATTAATAACCAAAGATGCTAAATCCAGCACTTACATTATCTTTGGATGTTTCATTAGGTTTATTTATTACTCCACCCGATGAGAATGTGCGCGTTGTCGCTTTTGGAACTGACGTTGTTGCATTCTGTTGTACAGGATTTGCAACAGCACCTCCATTATCGAGTTTGACTTTTGGGTCAAAGTTAGGAATAGACTGTTTAATTACTTTTGATATTTCATTAACCAGTATTTCTTTAAATTGTTTTTCCGGAACTTGCAACAACTTGGGATTCTGTTGTGCAATACTAGCAGTCATTACATTAACTACTGATTTATAAGGAACAAGTCCAGGATATTCTTCATAGAACTTTGTTTCTGCTTCGTGTGCTGCTTTCTGCGAAACTTGTGAAAGAACAGGCTGAACATTCTGTGTAAAGAAATTATCAATCTTACCTGCATACTTATTAAGTTCCGCATTAGCAATAGTCGTTGCCATGTTCCTACCATACATTGCTGTACGAATAAGAAGGTCTGTCAACATTGCCGCACGCTCTTCTTCCGGAGTTTCAGACGAAAATATTTTACGAGTCTCTTCCGGAGTTATAGAAATTTTACCAAGAATACGGTTTGCTTCTTCTATGGTAAGTTCAGGCTTCTTTTCTTGCTGTGCTTTATTCTGTTCAGCATTAACAGCTGCAACAGCAGACGCAACCGTTTTAGCAAGCTCTATTTGGTCTATACCTTTATTGCCATCGTTAGCGGGTTGACCCGCGGGTGGCTGACCGCCTTCGGCGGACTGTGGCTGGCTGGTTGAAGTTTGGGGTTCTGTCTGCTGTGAAGCTTCTGACTGCCCCGCCTGCTCATTGCCCGAGCCGGACGGTTCTTGGTTGACCGCGGGGTTACTCTGTTCCAAAGCCATCTGTATCATATCTACATCTGGCTGTTCTCCTATGTTGTTTTCTTCTGACATGTTTTACTCCTGTCTGGTTATTGATTTTATGTAGTTGTGGAAATCCTCTGGAAGCTCGACTAGCGTTCTATAAACTTCACCAAGACGTTCTAGTCTTTTTCTATCTTCGTCGTTTTTAGGCGGAGTTCCAAGAATATCATAGACAAGCTGTTCAGCTTTTTTATCTATGAAGTTCTTGAATATGGTCTCATAATCTTGTATTGTCATACATTATAAATCATTTATATTTGACCGTTTTGAAGAGCCTGCGCTATTGGCATCGCTTCTTGTCCTGTCGGGGATATATTACCCTGTTGCGCTTGCATTATTGCCTGTTCATCGGGAACAACGTTTATCTGGGGGGCAGGGGCAGGCTGTTGGGGCGGGGGAGCGTTCTTGTAAGCCTCGTAATTCCTTATTCCCATTATCTCAAATATCTTAGCAAGAATCTTATCAACCGATAGGTTGGTAGCTTGTATGAGATTGGGATTACTAAGAAGTTCCTTAGCAAGACTGGCTATCTGCATACGCCCACCATCTGTGATAGGCTCTATCGGTACGAAGTCATAGCCTCCCGCTATTTTGGCAGGGTCGGACATAATCACTCTATCATACGGATAATATGCAATAGCGTCTCCTATTATCTGCTCGTAAACCTCTTGGGTTCTAAATTGTCTGGTATTTGAAAGAATAAGTTCACCGAGAATATCAAGACCGCCATACCACATATTATTAACCATTAGGGCAAGGCGGGCTTGCGCGGCGGCTTGAACTCCTCTTGTTTGTAAAGCTGACCTTCTACCAGAAGTATACATTCCCATTGCATTCTCGGTTATACCGGTAGCCATCTGTGCTATCTGTTGCAATGTTTGCACAAACGGAACGTGATTCGCGGTCATATCACTTACGGTGAGAGGGATAATTGCGTCACCGAGAGAAGTGCTTCCTTCAACCCTAATGAAGTCGGCGTTGTTAACAACGTCATCCATATTGACATTCTTGGTCTTAATAAGAAAGCGGTTCTTAATCGCTTGTCTTATGTTCTGCATATGACTATTGATAAGCCAAGTAATCATCTGCTGTAAGCCGTCAAGAACACCAGGAAGAGTCAATCCTATAAAAGAATCTCCGTCGGGGAGGGGCTGACTTACAAAGAACGGGAATTTACCATGAAGCTCCTCATATCGTTCAAAGCGGATAACTTTTGTATCGTTAGCGACAACGAGAACGAACATGACAGGCTCTTCTTCATTACCTATATCAATATCGTACTTTTCAGTTATTTCCTTCGGAACGAGTTTAAGGAACATCTCTACGGTATCCATTTGAGTACCAGTAGAAACTTTATCACCTAGAACTGAGTTTACGTAGTTGAGACCTGTCTGGTCTTTACGAACTCTAAATGTACCTGCATAACGCTGACGACCACGATATATATCTTCTGGTATACTGTTAGGAACTCTATTAACACCGTGGAACAAAGTTCCCTCTTGCTCTAAAAGTTTGACTTTGGTTGTGCTTTGTTCTACTGCACAATAGCTTCCATTCTGAAAATCTCTTAACGGTACAGAAGGGTCAGGAAAGAACGAATAAGGACTAATGTAAGAAATTACATTTCCTTCATATTGTATAAGTTCTTTAACAGTTTCAACTTCTTCATACTGCGCAGACGCAGTCTGCCCCATTCCGAACATATTTAGAAGCTGTCCTATTGGATTTATGATTGGACGTTTTTCTTTTACCCTGTATTTCTTTTTCTGGGTTTCCCAGTCACAACGACCAACCGTAATACCTTTTGTAAAAGCATCTATAAGTTGCAAATACAAAGTATGATATATACGGTTATGCTTAATCTGGTAATCTATATCACGTTCTAGACCTTCTCTGACGTCTTCGTCTTCTGGACCATATGCAGTTAATTCAAACAGACGTTCTTTGTTCATGAACATCTGCATTGAATTGGCGGCGGCAGTCTGAACCGTGGCAAAGCTAAGTGGTACTATAATCTTAGCAGTTCCACCTTTTTTAAGATTCTGAACATCTTTCTTATCAAGAGACCTATATCCAGTATATCTTAGGTAATCTTTATCCCAAAGATACCAGAACTGAGACATAGTGCTAGATGACTCGCACATAAATGAGCGATAGATATTCACCAAGTGCCTCTGAAAATCAGAGGTGGTGCTATCTTTGTCTCTTAGGTCTTTATTTATTTGTTCTTGATTCATATTAAAAAAGCTTTTGTGCTAAGAAGTTTGCCGCAAAGGTAATAACACCAACTGCTCCCATAGCTTTCCATTTAAAAGCTTCAAGACTTCTTATTCTCAAATCAAGAGAGTCATAATTCTTTTTACACGTTTCTTCCAGATTATCTAGTTTAGTGTGTAAAGGCTTACATACAAGCTCTCTGTGCTCTTTAAATCGTGTATACTCCTCAGACATTGAGTCAAGTTTTTCTTCACGACGCCGAGCATCGTCCTTCATTTCAGCTAGGGTAGCGAGAATATTCTTGTAATTCTCTTCTGCCCTAACAAGTCTTGACGTTTCGTCTGACATAACTTAATTCAACTTTAAAACATTATTTCTAAAAGAAATGCACCAAGCTGCCTCTCCGTCTGCTTCTAAAAAACGATAAGCCACTACAATCTTGCGCTCGTCCCAAAGTCTATGAAGCAAACTCCATAAACCGCCATTAGCATGTCTATACTTAATTTCTGCCATACCGTTCTTTAAAAACTCAGCGTCAGCTTTCTTTTGACTCTCTGGTAAGCCATCTGAATGTTCATACCGCCAATCATGTATTGCCGCCGTTGCTTGTGCGCAATCGTATGCCTTAGTCAAAACATTACACAACTTTTCGGGCAAAGACGCACCTCCCACTCCGTTACAAACTTCGCAAAGTTCATCGAGTGAAGCATTTGCGAAGTCGTCAGGAAACGAAAGCTTAGCTGCTTTCGCCACTGATATGAGTTTGAGCATTTGGTCGTGCGTGTACATTCTTTAAGACTGCGATTCCTCCTTAACGTCGGCAGGCGGCTCAGTCTGCACTTCGATGTCGGCGGGAATGAGCAACGCCGAAACTTGCGAGACTATTTCGTCGGGAAGCTTGTCAACGTAGCTTTCACCGTAAACATACGGTTTCGAGAGTCCATCGCTCCATTCCTCTCCGCTCGGGAATTTTGTTATCGCCTCTCCTTTGAGAGTGATTTCTTTCAGCGCGAAATATATTTCCACGCCTTCTTTACTTTTGATTAGAATTTTCTTAGCCATTTGCTTGATTTATTTGAGTTTTGATTTCGTCTACGAAAGCTTTTACTGATTGGTCATTGTCACCAACAACACTCCCTGTGACTGTCGCGTCGTAAGAATGACCCGAAGCGTCCTTTACAAGCTTAGTAGTTGTATTACGCTCAATTACGTAATTATCAAGCGCAAGCGAAACTTGCGAAGGCTTTAATGCGGGCGGAATAAGTTTTCTAGCCGCATAGTCTGCGACGGTGTAAGGCGCGCCGTCCGCGGAGATGTCGAAGTTTAAAACCGATATTCTCGAAAGCGCAATTTCAAATTGGTTGAAGGTTGAGCCACCGGCATACACTCCACGCTCGTTTATCACAAGCGGTACTTGGAATGAAACCGACTCATTGTGCTTGCCGACCGATGCGACGAGGCTGCCTGCGTTTTCGCCGTCTATGTATACCGGTATGGACGCGGGGCTGTTGCCGCTTGCGTCCGGAGCGGGAATTGCAATCGCGACGGTATGTCTGCCCGTCGGCAGCGTTATGCTTCCTGTCCATCCGCGCGACGCTCCCATTCCCTCGCCGCCGCATCCGCCGAGCGTGAAACTCAACTGCGACTCCCCGCTCTTGGTGAGCCTGAATCCGTATATCGGATAACCCGAGGCGTTCCAGTCGGCGTTCGTGCAGTTGAAGAAGGAAAATTCGTTGTTGTATTCGTAGCTTATCCCTTCCCAACTTTCGACTTCGTATTCGATTGCGAGCGAAAACGGAAGCTGAATGACAACCGACGTCCAGTTTGCCACGCTCAACTTCCCTTGGTTGAAGTGCAGCGTGCCATACGGAAGTTTTGATAAAGATAGCGTAGCTACATCTGTCTTTACGGAAGATAGACCAGAGGACACTTCATCAACCGTATCCGATAGACTAGTTACTTCCTGCTGCAAGCTGGTTACATCGTCCTTTGAGGCGGTTCCTGAAAGGTATCCTTTTTCATCAACGCCATCAATAGTTGAGTCTTCCTGTACTTTGGACACAACCATATAGGTTTGACCACTTTCTGTGGAAAAAATAAGACTACTTCCAGGAGGATTACCAGCATTAGATGATATAGTATAACGTCCTGCTGGCGGTACTACGGTAGTTTTATTCTCTCCGGCGGGGTCTACAAAGTCGACAAGAAAAGGAGTATTACCTACATTAGTATAGATAAGTTTAACATCTTTTACCATGTCTGCAAAGTTAACTTGTAGACCGCCAGTATTTACTGTAATTTTCATTTTAGATTGCCTTTCAATATAAGTTCATTTAAAGTTAGTCGTAAATCACTTATTATCGCGTCTTTCTCCTGTATTACTCTTTCCGATGCTAGTGTTATCGACTGTCCCGTTTTGTTCGTAAAGCTCTGACCATTTTCCAGATACAGGTAATCCGGCAAGGACGTGACTTCGTAAAGACGCGAGTCTACTACGGTCGCGTTGCAACCTGTCAACCAAAGTATGTTGACCATCAGCGCGTAATGTAGTAATCTTTTCTTGAAATTCTTGCTCATTCTCGTATTCCTCGTTCAGAACGTCCAACACTAGCTTAGACTTTCTTATCTCTAAGTATATTCTTATACACTCTATAAGAGATGCCAAAGTTTTCAACATAGTGTTGGACGCCAGAACCTGAGGTTAAGTATGGCTACTTATTAGTGGTCTGAACAGTAGAAGAGTCTCCTACCGAATTGTCAACAGTTTGAGTTTTAGCGTCTTTTATATAACCACCTATATCGGCGGCCGTGTCTTCAAAAGACACTTCTCTTCCAAGCAGGAATGAAGCTATCACAGTCAATATAACTGCAACTATACCGATTCCTGCGCCTATTTTCTTTTTACTTGATTCTTCCATATTTAAGTCTCCCAATTTAATCCATCGAAATTAGAAGTTTTAAAAAATTCACTATCGGTTGATTTAAAAGTATGCGTAAAAGTAGAATGTTTAGGAATGTTCTGTTTAGCAAGTACAGGCGGGGGATAATAATCTAAACCATCATGAAGAATAATTCGTCCGAGATTTTCCATCATATGGTCATCTTTATCTTTCGGTTTATTGTCTCTATCGAAGTACCATGAAGCAAGTTCTTTACGAGTTTCTGTACAACGTTCATGAACCCAAAGATGAGGTTTATTATTATAGAAATGTTCATTGGTAGATTTTATCGCTTCTGTACGTGCTTTACTTCCCTTAGTAAGTTCTATTCCATACTTTTCAAAATCATCTGCAAAAGAACGTTTAGTAGTTTGGTCTACTATAAAAGCGGCAGGTTCTATAAGTATATATCCTATCTGGTCGTACCAAGATTTACCTTTTAACCAATTAGCGATTTCTTCAATAGAGCCTTTCGCAAACCTTTCATCGAATATGATGGCGTCGGTGGGCGTAATCGCGACCGCAAGGGTCGCGTGCGGTGTTTGCGGGTGGGTGTCGATTGCCACGGCAATGAGGGCGTCTTCGGGCGGTTCGTCGATTGATTTCCAGCCCGCGGGTGTTCCTCGGCTAAGATGCTTGCTTTCGGAGTACCCATGTATGACGAGCCTCCCCGCGGCCATCGGGCGACCGTCGCGTCTGCATGCTAGCTCTTCCTCACTTAGAGTCTCATAGAAAGCGTCCATTCCTTTTAGGTGGGCGTTCTCTCCCGCCTTACCAGTGTACATCCAATAATAGTCTGGGTGGGCGGTACTCTGCATTACTGCCTCGTCCCACATCCACATCTCCTCTATTGGAGTTAATAGACGCCACATTGAACCATCGCGGTCTACAAGTCCACGAGCAACTGCAACCTGCATATCGCGGGGAAGCGGTTCGTCTACATGAATGAAATCCCAGTCTGATGATTCGAGACCCATCTCATTTCGCAAGAAGGACTGCACCGTGGCGAAATAAAGCAGGCTGTCCCGCTGAACGCCATCTATAACACTACGGAAAGCCATTCGGGTTGTTCTACCCTGATTGTCTCTCCAAGTATTAGTTATACAGCGGGCGGGGCAATATTCCCTAATTTTCCCCTTTGGTGATGAACCAAAACCCTCACCTGTAAATAGCTCATCAACCTTATCCCACGTTTGAGCTATCACAAGTCCCTTAACGCCCCGCCTTGGTATCCCAAGACGCCTCAACGGATTGTCGGCGGGGTAAAACCTACGCTCTCCAAGAACCCAACTAATATCCTCTATAACGCCACACGTAGACTTTCCCCACCTATTTCCGCCGAATATATCTCGCCTTTTCTTGTCCGCATTTTCAAAGAACGCTTTTTGACCGCCATTATTCGGTACAAAAAAATCTATTTTAAATTCAGCGCGGAGTTCATTTCGTCTCTTATATAACTTTCTTAGCCGAACTAACTCCTCTTCTGATATGTTAAGCTTAGACATTTATGATGTCCTCTTCAAGAAGCTTTTGTGCATCAGAATCCGACAACCCTATACCGCGGAGAGTATCAAGTATAGCTTTCTCAATCTTCTTAGACTCAGCTTCCGCATTAACATTATAATTGACCTGCTCAATAGTCTGCCTAGCCTTACCCATTACTCTATCTAGTATCTCGGTGGCAACATCATTCCTTAGCTTAGCAGGTTGGGTTTCATCATGAAGCAGTCTATATTTAAGCCGCAGGCTAGCAGTCGCCATCTTCTCAATGGTCTCTTTCTCATCATCGAAAGTATCAACCTCAAATCTATGATAGAGGTCTTTATGATACTTCGTTATTAAAAGGTTTTGAGCCTCGGGAATAATACCAAATTCTGACTGAATATCTGAGGCGGGGAGTCCCAGAGCACGAAGCATAGTTATGGCGCGGGAGAGCGGATATTGTGCTAAGTCCTGAACTTCCGTATCTAATAGTAAATCTGCTTCTATTTGTTCACTCATTTGCTTCGCAATGATATATTGCCTGCGCCCCGCGCGACATTATAAATGATTTATAAAAACCCGCTTCGCGATAATAGTTTTTAAAAATTTTATCTCAGAGGCGGATAGCTTTCGCTAAGGGCGACAGCCCTTTCTTTTTCTGCCTTGTATATTAATACATGGCGCAGCCATATGTCAAGTAGTATTATTTTTTGGGAAAAATAATACTTAATTTTAGTGGTAGGTCGAGAGATGATATTCTATATAGAGACCCCCTCCCCTCTGGATAGAGTACTTATAACAGCTTCGCCGTCTCTTAAACTACTTTTTACTTTTTTTTAGCTTCGTTCTCTCTAAAATAAATACACTTATCTGTCAAATACACTTATGCGTCAATAGTGTATCAGACGGCGGGAAAGGCTAGCGCCTTATTATCAATAATATATAAATAATACTGATATCATAATATTTATGAACATAAGTAATAATCCCATTTATACACAATTTATATCATTTTTTATATTTATCTTGTCAATTTATAATATCATTATTATTTATGAAACAAAATAATATTCTAAATTACAAAATAATATTGATAATAATATATATCAGATAATCTC